AGTTTAGAGTTACCCCAGAATAAAGAGTTTTCGATTTTTTTCATCATCCAAAGGATACCATCTTGGTTCATACGAGTCATCACGTCACCGTGAGCAGCATTTACCAAAGTCATTGGGTGAGTTACTTCACGAGTTACACCCATGAATTTAACGAAACTTGCTTTACGTTGGTAAGTAGAATCTTGAGTATCAGGCAATTCTCCTTCAGTTAAGAAACCACCACCGTCACCACCATAAGATAGTAATTGGTTGTATTCTTCAACTGTGTTAAACGCTTTACTCTTAGGAATACGTTTCCAGAACTTTACGTGCTGGTCAGAGTAAGTCAATACTTTTAAAGAGTTTTCCAAAGACTCAACTCGGAACGCTCCACCATTTTGTTGGGAATCAGGAGTAGTCGCATAACCAGCAGATAAAGCCTTGTTTAAGTCACCAACCTCTTGCCCTGTACCCATACCAAACCCATTTTCAAATTCAATTGGCATATTCATGCACCTCCATTATTTAGTTAAGAATTGTGATAATTCTGGTCGAATTTGACCAGTTGACTCGAAGGACACAACGTCATTAATCGTTACGCCATTTTGACCTGCAATCGCCATATTAGTTAACATACCGATTTTTTCTGACTTAGAAAGTTCTGGCTTTTCAGCAGCGTTAGCAAGACCAGCACTATGGTCAAAAGATTTCTCCATAGTATTAATAACTGACTTACGCACAGCTGGTTGTTTCTCCACTCCATCTAAGCGTTCTTGTAGAGACTTAATTACAGAAGCCTGAGATTTTACTAAATCGTTAAGACCATCTTGCGATTTAATTAAATCCTCTTGCGACTTCATAATAGCTCCGAAAGATTTTGCTAAGATAGTTGCAGTATGAGTAGATGTGTCTAAAGACTTGTTAATGTCAGAGCGTAAAGAATCTAACACTTCACTATTCACACGAGTAAACTGAGATAAAAAGTCAGATACCTCTATTGACTTAGCAATCGTATCATTACCAGTAAATTCGTCAGTAATGGATTTCTTAGCGAATGGGTTTTCCTTTTTGTCCTTGTCTTCATCCTCGTCTTCATCGTCTTCTTCATCGTCACCATCTTTAGAACCAGCTTTTTTGTCGGCATCTTTATCTTCACCTTTATCGTCAGATGAAACCTCGCCTGGCTTAATGCCTTTTTCTACTTTGTCACCAGCTTCTTTTTCTTCTTCTTCCTCATCAACTTCTTCTTCAGCCTTTGCAGACTTATTAAGAACTTCCTCAGCTTTAGCTTCAATTTCTTCTAGTGACTTAGCTAATTTTTCATCTAAGTTTTTTGGCATTTCCTTGCACCTCCAACTCTTAATATTCTTTTAATATGTCTAAGGATTGTTCTCTCGATAAACCCTTAGATAACTGTAGATACACTACCATCTCGCCTTTACTGATAGTACCACCATTAGCAAGGTTTTTTCTAACTTCACTCCAATAAGTAGTGTCGTCAAGTTTTTCTGCTAATCGCTTCAAATCACTTTCCAAACTTTCGGTACGCAAAGCTCCACCGTTGGTTTGCGTTTCAGGAGAAGTAGCGTAACCAGCACTTAAACCTTTCGATACATCAATATCTGAGTCAGGTCTAAATGATTTTACAACGGCATCCCAAGTTGCATCTGTATTGACTGGATTAGGAGTTAAAGCACAGTTGTAAATTTTGGCTTTTAGGATAGAATTGCCCTTTCGCTCTAACACCTTGCCCTCTACAGAGAAACCAAGTTTCCTTGGTGCGTTAGATTTTTTAAGAGCAACAGCTAAATCCCAAAGCTTGTCAGCCATAGGTACTCCTTTAAGCAATTCACCTTCAACCCACAACCCTTTATCGTCAATATGAGTGTTCACAGTTGGATAACCTAAGATTATAGAGTTGTCATGGTCGTAGTTTAGCCAACCATTAGTTACAAACTCAGCAATATCCAAACCTTTTTGAACTAGGCTCTCGCCTTGACGGTCATTGGTGTTAGTTGACGCATACCCTCGGATTACTCGCCTACCCTCGCTTGAATCGGATTTTACAAAATCCACGTCTGCCTCAACAAAAAACTTAAAATGTTCCATATGTTCACCACCTTTTTAAGCAGTGCGATTCTAGTAGAAGTTCAGAATACAATATATGGCACTACAACAATATCTTTTAAAGTTCGTGTAAATTAATCCTCAATCTCTATCGTGAGAAACTTTACGTTAGATTTGGAC